TGAAATATCTCAAAGCTTGTCAGCTTGCAGTACAGAAGAAGATCGCTGGTCAACCTCTCAAGTCCCTTCGGGAACTTGAAGTTGATTTGCCTCTTCCACGTCTCAAACGGTCAGGATTACCTGGTATAATACCGAAGAGGGATGGCAGAGCCATCTGTAGTTCCTCTAGTAGTGTTATACGTTTGTGATTATCTTTGTTTAGTATTTATCGGGTAATAAAAGCCCCTTTAAAACCAAAGTTAAATACAATCACAGATGGCTTCACCGGGAACGCTGCTTATATAACTCTGATGAAAGAATGGATGAAATCTTCGATTCCTATCCTTCTTCCACAACGGTTTAATAAGAGAGCTCTCGGCTTTGCAGTATTACTTCCTATAGAGAAAAGTAGTCCTACAAATACGAAGTCATGGTTCGGTTTTCTGACGGATGCAATAGCAATTGCATATTCTCCAATTTTCCCAACGTTTCGGGGTTATTGTGAATTAAGTAATAATACTTATATCCTTAATAAGATATTGGGTATTGTTGCTTTATTTACTAATAATCGTGAATTGCTGTCTTATTTACCCAAGAAAACTAGTTTATGGGTTAAGGAGCCACTTACCACAGAGACCGGATTGCCTATAGGGCAACTCGCGTTCAAAGAGGAGGCTGCTGGAAAATTACGAGTATTTGCTATAGTGGATATTTATACACAATCCTTGTTAAAACCTCTTCATGATGCATTGTTTTCACTGTTAAAAACATTGCCTAATGATGGGACTTTTGACCAGGATCTCTCTTTTAAGAGGTGTATGGAAAAAGCACATATAGCTAAGGTCGCTTTTGGGTACGACTTAAGTGCGGCTACGGATAGACTACCAATTGATCTTCAGATCGGAATTCTTTCCAATTTTATTGGGATAGAGCTGGCTGAGGCATGAGGTAAGATATTAGTTGGTCGTGAGTATGTAATACCTAAGAATCGCTATGGTATAGGGGAAGATTCAACTTCTTCTGTAAAATATGCGGTAGGTCAGCCGATGGGAGCATTGTCTAGTTTTGCAATGCTTTCATTGACTCACCACCTTATTGTACAATTTGCATATCAACAAACACATTTCTTAGATCGTGAACCTTGGTTTACGGGCTATGAGATATTGGGTGATGATATTCAGATTTTTGATAAGGCTGTGGCTGAAAGATACTTGAAAATATGTGATGAACTTGGAGTCTCTATTAACTTGTCAAAATCGATTGTATCACAACAATTGAGACCGGTTGTAGAGTTCGCCAAAAGAACTTCTCTGGATGGTGTTGACGTCTCGGCGCTTTCATGGAAAATGTTAGCATCCCAAGATAATGCACCTGGAAGAGTTCTAATTGCAGAGAAATTGTATAAGAAGGGAGTTATTAAGAATTTATCTTCTTCACTCGCTTTAAGTACCTGTAGTAAATTTGGTTCAGTGAACCTTGCATATCCTATTATTTCATTGTATACTAGTATGTTTAAAAACCAATTAGTGTCCATAAAATGATTGTGTGAACGCTTGGTAGACCTATCTTTATTCGATATTTCAATCGGAAAGAGAAGACTTCCTCGGGTTTCTGTGAAGGAATTCCGAGAAGTGACCAAACTTATGGAAAGCAAGTTGCCTTTATCTAGTCTCTGTTCAGATTTTCTGGATTCAGATTTAGATAGGGAGGCAATCTATCTTAATCGTTATGAAGGGGCGTT